GAAAGGAGTGAATAGAGAACCAGGCGATCCAAATTATGATTTATTTGAATTAGCACTTAAATCCACCGCACATCGTATCTATCCTAACTACGCTAATGTAGATTGGAGCGGCAATAAGGGATATGATGTAAATGATCCAAAAACTTATTTCAGCACGATGGGTAAGCGTAAACTACAGCTCATCTAAAATCTTTTGAACCCTGCCAAGGGGTGTCCGCAATAGCGGGCTAACGGTTAGGACTCTATGAGTTGAGACCGTGCTAAGAGTCAAGAAAAAATTTTATAGAAGAAAAAAATATCCATTGAATGTGCCGCACAGCAAACACCTATAATATGAAGGGAAAACCCAATAATATTTTAGGAGGTAATTCAAATGATTATCTATAAAATTAGTAATAAAATAAATGACAAACTTTATATTGGACAAACAACAGGTACAGCAGAACAAAGATTTAATCGTCATATAAATGACGCTATGAACAATATTTTAGATACACATTTTGCACGAGCTATTCGTAAATATGGGCCAGAAAACTTCCAAATTGAAGTAATTGATACAGCTAATTCAGTTGCAGAATTAACTAAAAAAGAACACTATTGGGCAAATTATTATGATAGTATTCAAAATGGTTATAATGAAGTAGATCCAATGTATCGTAGTGGTGGAAATACTTATCAATCTAAGACGGAAGAAGAAATGACTCAAATTAAAGAAAAGATTCGTGCGACAAAGGTTGGAGGATTAAATCCTCAATCAAAAAAAATTAAGTGTAAAAATATTGTAACAGGTGAAGAACATCATTTTGATAGTTTAGCAGAAGGACAAGCTTTCTTTGGAGAAACTAATCATAACTTCATTACGCGGCGTTGCCGCCATACTATCAAATGTTTATTCAAAAATGAATGGATGTTTGCGTATGAAGATGAAGATTATAGTGATGATTATACAATTGGAGCAAAAATTGGTAGAAGTAAAGCAGTAAAAGTTACTGATTTACAAACTAATGATGAACAAGTATTTAAATGTTATGCTGATGCTGAAAGATATTTCGGATTAAATCTTAAAGCCTTACGTGGTTGTGCGGCCGCGATAAGGGGCGAAAAAGAGTTTGTTTTTAAAAAACGCTATAAAGTTATAGTTCTTGATTAAAGTGTATCGACTATCCCTGATGAATGTAAGGGAGTAGGCTTAGAGATAGGCACTAAGCCGAAGCGGAAGACTACCGAAAGGTAGAAGATATAGTCAGTGCTCCTGGCGACAGGAGATTAACATGTGTAGAACAGCGAACGGAGCCGACATAAATGCCGAGCCCGGAGTAAATTCCCAGACGAAGGATGGCCGCGGGAATATTTGCCCTGTGACAATTATTATGCCAACACTTGCAATGGAAGCTAAAGAAAAGCAGCTACAACAAACTTATGTAGATGAACAACAATATCAACAAGTTTTAATTAATTATTTTATGGATTTACTTGATACTAAAATCCATGAAGCAAAAGATATGCTCATTGAGCGTTATGAATGGATTTGTAGTCAAAGTCCTGCTTCCGCTAAGTTTATGTATGAAAATCATACAATGCTAGGTTATCATCCAGAAGAAGGAATTCGTTCCGCACTAAAACATGGTACACTTACAATTGGTCAATTAGGATTAGCGGAAACCTTACAAATTCTAATTGGTAAAGACCATACGACGCCAGAAGGAATGGAACTAGCAAAGCGCATTGAACAATTATTCAAAGATAGATGTGCGCAATTTAAGCAGGAATATAAGTTGAACTTCGGTGTATATTATACACCCGCAGAAAACCTTTGCTACACTGCTATGAAGAAGTTCCAAAAGAAGTATGGTAAAATCCCTAACGTCTCCGACCGTGATTACTTTACTAACAGTATCCACGTTCCAGTCTGGAAAGAAATATCTCTCTTTGATAAGATAGATATTGAAAGCCAACTAACAGGATATTCTAGCGCTGGATGTATAACATATGTAGAAGTTCCTAGTGGAGTAAAGAATAACATACCCGCACTACGGACAATAGTAAATTATGCTATGGACCATGATATCCCGTATTTTGCACTCAATATACCCATAGATACCTGTAAAGACTGCGGATATCAGGATGAAATAAATGAGAAATGTCCTCAATGCGGCAGTACAAATATCGAGAGGCTACGCCGTGTAACAGGATATCTTACAGGCTCCTACAAGGATGCCTTTAATTGGGGCAAACAGCAAGAAACTGACGATCGCGTCAAACATATACACTAATGAGTAAAATAGCTGGTATATATTGGGATGATACCGCGGCGGCGCCCGGTATCTCCCTCTCAGTTTATTTCTCAGGATGTCACTTCCATTGCCCCGGTTGTCATAATCCTGAGGCCCAAGATTTCAATTATGGAGAAGAGTTTACTTGGGACTATATAAACGAGATATTACATAAGATAAAGAAAAATGGTATTATGAGAACGCTATGTATTCTTGGCGGCGAGCCGTTAAATAATGAGAATATAGATGCGGTAAAACAATTGATAGGATGGTGTAAACACGATTTTCCAGATTTGAAAATCTATATCTGGACAGGATATACGATAGAAGAACTAAAAGAGCGAGATGATGATGATGTTAGAGCAGTCCTCCGAAATATAACGTGCCTAATAGATGGCCGTTATGAGGAGGATAAAAGAGATATCACGTTGCCCTTGCGCGGTTCATCTAATCAACGCATAATTATGATGGAGGATTATAATGAATAAAGTTATGAAAAAAAGTTTTGGTAGTGCTATTATGGCGGGCATGGCAATAGCATTGGGATGCTGTTTATACTTACTTGCGCCAAATCCTATAATTGGTTCGGTGTTATTTGCTTGCGGATTATTATGTGTTCGTATTTATTCACTAAACTTATTTACAGGACGCGCCCAATATATGATTACAGACAAGTTTTCTATTACTTATTATTTATTAGTATTACTAGGTAATTTAATTGGAGTAGGAATTATTTGGGCAATCACTTCCACACTTACGCATGACGCGGCAATTCCAGTTGCGACCGCAAAAGCCACACAACCATTTCTAACCTCATTAATAAAGGGTATTGGCTGTGGAATGCTAATGTCACTAGCTACTTATTATCAATCCCCATTGTGGATATGTTTGATATGTGTTCCTGCTTTTATATTGGCGGGTTTCAATCATTGTATTGCCGACGCGTATTACGCATTAGCAGGACAGACAATAGGGTTTGGTTTTATAGCAACAATACTTGGAAATATAATTGGTGGAATATTTTTGAGTAATTATTGGAATGTTAAAACTTAATACTTGACATTTTCCCAGAAATCTGATATAATAAAGTATAAAAGAAGAGTTGGTGATTTTAATGCTATACGCTCTAATTGGTTGTTTACTTATTATCGGATTTCTGGGTTTCAAACTTTATAAGAAACAAGAGATTGACTAGACTGCACTAAATAAGTATAAAGCTGAAATCTCATAGGCTACTAAATAGTGGAAGGAAACTATGTAGATGACCGCGGCTGAAACAGAAAGATGTAAAGCCGCGCATGAAGCACGACAATATGAAGAAGAACAAGTAGAAAAACTAAAACGAAATGCGAATGAAGCCTTATAGTTGTATCATGATACCATTGATGTAAGGATGTCTGAAATAGAAACATCAATGGAAGAGTAGCGGCAAAAACGATAGGCTGAACTTGATAATACTTTAAATGAAAAACAATGGTACTATGAAAGATTACTTCAAGATACAATAGATAGATGTGCTTTATAGGATGAAGCTATAAAAGAAGCATCGGAAACTAAATGGCGTGAATCTATTGATAAGATTAATGAATATAATAAAGCTATTGCTGATGCGAAAGAAAAGTTTGAAGGCATTGAACGCGCACTAATGGCATATGCCCGAGAAAAAGAAGAAAAACTCTTCTACACCATATAGTTACCAGAAGAATATCATGAAGATATTGAATTCTTGCTTACTACGGTTGCTTCCAAGGTATAGCATCCAGATATAATAAGTAAGCTAGTTTGGGCAGAATATGTAAAACCTAACCTAGATGAAACTTTCAAGCGTATTTAGATAAAAGCTGAACCTGGTATCTATAAACTAACCAATATAGATAGCGGCAAAGCCTATATTGGTAAGAGTACTAATGTAAAAACTCGTATAGCAGACCACTTCAAATCTTCGGTTGGCATTAAGTCAATCGCTGATCAAGCAGTACATCATGCTATACTAAAAGAAGGGTTCTGGAATTGGCAAATTGAAATAATTACTTACTGTGAAAAAGACCAACTTTCAGAACTAGAAAAATATTATATAAACTTTTTTGATACACAAACTTATGGTTACAATCGTAACGCAGGAGGATGATTTTATGGAAAAGAAACGTGAACCCGCAGTACCAAAGAAACCAAGGCATCCAAAGCCTCCAAGAGAGCCAAGACCACCGAGGAAACCTGATCCAAATATGAAACCAGATCCTAATATTAAACCGGATCCAAATATTAAACCTGATGAGCAGGTCGTTAATATTAAACCACAGGTGGTTAAATGAGTACACGACAAGAATTAATTGAACGCTATGCTACAATACAAGGTATTAGTTATGAGCAAGCTGAACTTGAAATAGGCGCGCCAACAGAAGAAGAAATTCTAAAAAAGATACAAAATAAAACTATTGAAAAAATCAATAGTACACAAGTGCCACTTAATCGGGCGCAACGGCGCGCCTTAAAGAAAAAGAAACTTGTTTCTAAGGATGATAATGTAGTAGATATAGTTAGTGAAACTGCTAAAAAACTAAATTATATAAACTTAATTCAAAAATTAAGAAAACTAAACGAGGAGAAAGAGAAAAATGGCAAGACAGTTATTGAAGACGACGGATGTATGGAGAGTTGACACGGAAGAAGAAGCAATGGATATGATTGAGGAAGCAAAAGATAAGCAGGCCGAAGGCGGCTATACTTTAACTAAATCCTCATATGTAATGAAAACGAAAAAGAGTAAGGGAGAAATTGTGGATTGCTGGTATATCTGCTCCACAGAAAAAACTTTTTCGGATTAAAGGAGGGCAATTAAATGGATGAATATTATGGAAGTGCGGAATTTAAAGCACTTGTAGAAGCAGTTCAAGGACTAATTGATATTGAAGATGAATTGCTTACTGATGAAGTTCTACAACAGATACTAACTAATGTAGATACCCAGTTTTCTCCACAGATTATTTCACAGTCTGTGAATCAGATTATTCAGAATTTGGAAAATCAGGGTGCGAATAAGGAAGATGCCGCGCAAGCAATTGAAGCGCTAGCAGAAGTGATCAAAGAACTTATTTATGGAGATCAGGTATTTACTCCTAATAAGAAGCAGATTGTTGATGCGGTTTATGCTAAAATTAATAGTATATTCCAGGAAGCAAAAGAGAAGTATCATACTTATAGCATTGAACTTCCAATGACGATTGATAAAGGCGCACAGGTTCCTACTTATGCGCATGATACCGATGCTGCCGCGGATTTATATGCGATGGAAGATGTTACAATTCAGGCACATACTTACGGTAATAAAATTCGTACTGGTGTAAAGATTCAGTTACCAGAAGGATGGTTAGCTATGATCCTTCCGCGGTCCAGCATTGGCGCGAAAACACCACTACGCCTAAGCAATAGCGTGGGTCTAATTGATAGTGGATATCGTGGTGAACTAGGTATTCTATATGATAATACATCTGATACACCATATGATATACACGCAGGGGATCGTATTGCCCAGCTACTAGTAATGCCAAGTTATCGCTTCCAAGCTAATGTAGTAGACATTCTAGCAAGCTCTGATCGTGGAGAAACAGGCTTCGGGGATAGTGGTAAGTAATGGGCACTATCAATATATACAGTGTAAGAAATGCATTAGAAGCCGATAATTGGAAGTTAGTAAGTGAAATATATAAAAACTTAAAAACTCCCCTAGATATGATTTGTCCAGCGGGGCATCAACAATAGCAAACGTTTGACTAGTGGAGAAAACATAAGTTGTGTGATATATGCCTTGCGGGTGATCCATATAAGGTCAAAAAAAATAAGGTACCCAAAAAGGGTACAGATACATAGCGTATATTAGCACTGGATGCTGCGACTGGCGTCACGGGCTATGCGATATATGATAATAAAGTGCTGGTAGGGTTTGGTACTTATAAGACGAGTGCCAGCCTACCCGCTACCTAGCGTATAAACTAGGTGAAGAATTGGCTCAAAGCCGCGCTAAAAGAATGGGAACCAGACTTTGTGGGTATTGAAAATATATAGTTATAGAAGTATGGTAATAGAGATACGGAAGTGTAGGTAAAAACATTCTAGACACTCGCCAATTTATAGGGTGTATTGCTCGATATTATTTTCGAAGCCTGTATTGATAGTGATTTAGTGCGGCCGAGTGAATGGCGTTCTTATTGCGGCATCAATGATGGTGATTAGCATAGAGAAGCAAAGAAGAAATAGGCGCAAGCTAAGGTAAAAATTTGGTATGATATGAATTGCTCTGAGGATGAGGCAGATGCAATTTGTATTGGAAAATATTTTTGTGGAAAACTAAAAAGTTAGAATAATTGGGGTGAAGATATATGATTGCGTTAAAGTTAGAATAGCTTGTAAATAGTGCAAACGCATTAAAAAATTTAAGTAATAAACCACTTAAAGCAAAAAGTGCTTACGCTACTGCTCGTATTCTAAAGGCAGCGGATCAGGAAATGACTAGTTTTAATGATACTAGAATGGAATTAGTTAGAAAATACGGCATAAAAGATGAAAATAACGAATTGATACTAGATGAAAATGGAAATGCTCAAATTGATCTTGAGCATAGGAATGCTTTTAACGAAGAATTTAATGAATTATTACAGTCTTCAATAGAAATCAATGCTAATAAAATTAGGTTAGATGATTTGGGTGATATTGATTTCACTCCTAGTGAAATGGCACAATTAGAAGATTTTATTGAAGTTGAAGAATAAAAAGAAAATGCCCCGGCAGAAATGCCGGGGCTTATTTTTATTATATTTAACTCGGAGCACTTGTAGACATTGTCACAAAACGTATAGTACTTCCTCGTTTAAATTTTAAATAACCATTATCATCTACATATAAATAACAGTTAGTTGTCCCGCTAGTAGAAGGAACTTTATACAGTAATCCTGTACTTATCCCACTACCGGCGAATTCTACATGCGTGCCAACTTCCACTTTTTCTTCACTAGATAATTTATTACCCATAATTGTTGCATCAGAATATATATCCTCTGTAGCATTAATTGGTCCATGCACATCAATTACATTACAATAAAAGGCCCCACCATAGGCACTAGTCGTTCCTAATGACTCATTAGTAATAACCCATGGACCGATATAGCCACCAGTGGCAGTAATATTACCTTTTATAGTTAGTGTAGTGCCATTAAAACTCATATAATTATTTCCAGAACCCACAGTCATACTTGTAGCTTCTATGTGCCCCTTTATTGATAAAGCTCCGTTAGGTAATAATTGAAAATATTGCGGCTAACCTGAAACACCTACTTTAAAATATGGCTCATTTTCAGTTGCATACGGATTCACTTTAAAACTATTTGTGTCAACTATAAAGTTATTAGTTCTAACAAACATTGTACTATTAGATAATATTGACACTCCTTCAATATCATTTCCATTACTATCATAACCTATTTTCCCTATTGTTACTCCTGTAGTACCAGAAGAAGTTTTAAGATCAATTGTTGAACCACGCATAACAATGCCACTTTTATCTATTATTACTGCGGCTCCATCACTATAACTAGCAGATTTTGCAACCCAAATTTCTTCAGTTGCGCCTATAAGTAAACTTGCTTTGGAAGTTAATGCTACGCTAAACGTCCGACCACCCCAAGTATATCCAGCCTATAAACCATTTGAAGTAAAAGCAGTTGAAGTAATTGCCGCGATAGAAGCAGACACCATTGCAGATGTTACACCCAAATCCTAAACCGGTACATTAGGTGCATAAGTTTTACTTCCTCCTTCGGTTATTATTTCTGTAGTAGTATAATATTTATAATTATTATTTTTATTAACTTCAGTACTACCCGTATTACTTCCAGTAGTATTAGTTGTTGCGGGTAATGAGGGATAAGAATAACACCATTTTCCAGTCCCCTAATAAGTATTTTCAATCGTATCATTTGCTCCAGGCAAAGCTGGAGCAGTACTACTAGTTGTAAGATAATATATTTTTCTAGTAGTTTTAGTCTAATTTGATAAAGTAGCTGGTAAATTTGTAACTTTATTCTATGGGATAGTAACTCCATCTGCTAAAGTAAATGCTGTAGCAGTTACTGCTCCTTTTACTGATAAATTCCCAGTACTCGCATCCATTTTTAAAGTCCAATCACCACTATAATTCCTTAATGTCAATCCTTCCCAACCGATTTCTACACGTTTAACATCAGAATCAATTCTAACACCATTAGCCTCTCCAGTAGGATAATAGTACATTCCTTCCGGAGCTACTAATGATATTCCTTCACCATTATATACCACATACTAAGTTGGTGTATTAGTTCCAATTACTACTGGTGATTTATACGCATATAATCCATCAGTATTCCACTAGAAATACTTATATTTTCCACTCATAATTACAACTTTACTAGTATCAATCTATCCTGCTGTAATTAAACTACCATTAATTCCCGAAGGCAATATACCACTATTCCATTTCCAATTACCTTCATCATTCTTCTAATTAGCTGTAAAAATACCACCGCCACGAAATGCTACTACACCCGCGCTGCTTGTGCCCCAAATACCTTCCTTATCTGATATAGTAAGCGTGCCCTAGCTAAATGCTAAATCTAAATCTACACCATTTATACTATTTTCTAAGGCTGTAGCTGTCATATTTCCCGCGCCAGTAAAGACACTAGAAATAACATCTAATGTATATTCACGCTTTTTCATAGATTCAGTTTGAGCTACAATTGAACTAAATAGATCTTCAAATTTAGACTTATAATTTTTAATTTCAATACTATCCTATTCTGGATGATCTAAATCTAATTCCATACTAGAAATATAGCCCTTTACATCCTAAAAATGTAACTCACTATCATTTACGCTTACAATACGATCTAGCCAAGTATTTGGATTTCTGATAACATTATTAGCAATTTTAGAAGGATTAACAGTATAAGTTACCTTTGGCTATGAATTTTCTAATAATACATCTTTCGCATCAATATAGATACATGTCCCAGCATTAGAAATTTCATATTCTATTACTAATTTAATATTATCTAAATTCCATGCCGTATCTGCATTTGCACTACTAGTAAAATTAATCATTCCATATTTAAAGAAAATTTCTGGCTTTAAAGTAATATAAGTATAACTCTTTATTTTCTCTGCCGCCGCCTAAAGAGCAGTACTGTTATTTACTGCATTTTCAATTTGCGTCTAAGTTAAATCGCTAAAAGAAATACCGCTTAATGCTTCCAAAGTCGCAACTGAATCTGCCTTTACTAATACTGAATAATCTTCATATTCAGTTAAACATTTAGTACTGCCGTTATCCCCCTCACGTACTAATTTAACCTTTAATTGTGTTGAGCTATGTTTGACATTTAATGAATCAATACGTATACGTGGATATACAATTTCATATGATCCTCCATCTACCCAACTATTCTTATATTCCATGACTCCCTATATACCACTTGTCACTGCTGTTGGTACAGAGCTGGTTAAAAATTCTAATCTACCATTATATGTTGCAATTGGAACTGATTCAATAGTTGTAGTACTACCACTACCAGTAATACTAGTACAAATTTTACCAATAGTAACCTGAGGTACTGATGTCATAGTATACCCCGATACATCATCTGGTGTCTGTCCACCGCGAATAACCGCATCTGTTGTTACATTCGGATAATATAATTTACCATTAGTATTATAAATAGTACCCATAACATTTTCACTTAAAGTTTTCGCGCCCGTTAACATTAAAGCCGGAAGTACTCGTTTCACAGGAGAATTCTTATCTCGTAAAAAGATTATCTATGCTTGAGAACCAATATTATAACTATTAACTGAAATATCTGTATGCCATACTATATTATTATTTGTATCAGTAGTAGTATATGACCCTACTCCAGAATAAAATAAAAATCCTATTTCATCTAATTTAAATTTACCATCTACGGGAATAGTTATATTTGAAGATTTACCATTTATATCTTTAACAGTAGCTCTGGCTGCCTCAATATTACCCATATACTTGACCCCACTACCATCATCTTCATTGCTTACATTAACTACTCCACCATTACTTGTCCAAAATCCAGCTACGTTATTCCAATCTACAGTCTAATCATCCTGTTCTTTTATATTATCTTGAACCCAAGTACCAGATAATAAATCTATAATATGTTTACCAGCTCCAAAACGTAAATCAATACAAGGATAATTATATTCTTTTGTAGTACCAGTAGTTAAACTACCAGCATAACTAACATCATCTTCATTTGTAAATAGATCACTATCCCACATAAATGCTTGATCACGTGGTGTATCGGTAATCTATGTATAATAAATCGGCGCGCTAGGCCCTAATATACCCTAAGCACCATTATGATCATTATTACTTACTGTTTCTAAATCAGTAAAACCAGTGGCCGATGTTTTCATAGATATGGTAGATAAATGTCTATCACCATAATCATTATATTCTTCTGGATTCCACATACCTTCACGCAATGCAGGACCCATTAGTAACTAAAAATTATCTAAAATCTAATCTTTTTGCTAATATAAACCATAGTAAGGCTCTGCATCAGTATATTTATGATCTAATTTTTTCATTAAAAGAGACTCTATAGCCACCATATTATTATAATACTTTTCTTTTTCTGCCTTTTTAACCTCTCGATCCGCCCTGGTATTCTACCAATATTTCGTAATATTAGTATGATAATCCCCAACATTAAATGTACAAGTTAAATACGCACCAGGAGCAGTGACAGAACTATTATATGCGCCTTCAGGCAGTGTAAGATTCTTTAAAATTGTAACATTTCCATATGTATCTGTTTCATAATCAAAAGGCCCAGTAAATTCTGGATGAGAGGCATCAGCATATGCTTCATGCTCTGTCTACTTATAAGCAGTATATAAACGTATTGTATCAGGTCTAATACCATGTATATTACTAACATCCACTTTCCACTTAATATCATTATCGCCTTTATATAACCAAACAGTCTTAAAATTAGTTTTTGTATATTGATTATCCTTTCTAGAGGTTAAATCCAATATGTAATTATTCTATTCTGTAATACGTTCATCGCACTGCGCAATTTCATTTGTAAGAGTAGTCACCTCTGCTTCTGCCGCGGGCATCTATGCCTAAAGTGCGGTTAAAGCATTCTATTCTAATGTAATCTTATCATTCATTTCACGTATCTAGACTTTAAACTTATTAATTACTTCATACTAAGCATCAGTTACAGATCCGACTTCAGACATATAATCAAAATTAAATAAGTAATCTTCTTTCATATCATTTACATCACTATCCATAATAGTGACCACGCCAGATCCCATACTATCATTCGATATATTCTATACAAATAATTTAGTAATAATATCGGTACTATCCTTAGTACGAGTTATTTCATCAGCTGTATAAGGATAGGTTAAACTTATAGTACGCTCTTGCTCTTTAATAAAATTATTATAATAAATAATTTTTCTATATATAATATGATAATGTTCATCATGTCCATATTCATAGCGGCAAAAAACGTTAAAAGTTTCAGCGATAGTCTACGTAATATTATATAAATTACTTTCTTTTACGTCTACCATACGCTCTTTTTCTTTCGCCTATTCTATTTCTGTAGAAACTAACTATTTTTCACCATCTGATCCTTCCACTTCTTGTAATTCCCAATTACTTACATAAGCATCCTCATACACCTTATCAGAAGACCTAATACCAGAATATTGGCTAGTATCCATATTTACTTCATAATACCATATTCTAGGATTAGGAATAAGAGTGCCAGTATCGAAACCGGGTAACCAAGGCTATAATTTTGCCTACTAATTCCAATAATCTATATTGGCAATTGGCTATTCCTAGCCTGCTTTCCAACGTTCATAATCTTCATTTTGAAATGCTTCTGCACTAAGTGCAACTTTATATCCAATTTTACCTAACTCATGATAGCAAGCACCTTCACAGGTGACCTCACATGTAAGTGTATCTCCACTATGTTTCTCTGTTACCGAAGTAATAAGAAACTCATAAACTGCTTCTTCCTCGCCTTCACCTTTGTTTAAAATAATTTTAATTTTACGGGTACCTTCCATTAATGCACCCTATTTTAAATTATACCAATTAGGATTTACCTATTTTTCTCCATCTACTCTAATATACATAGGAATAGAAAAAGTTAAATTTTCAGTACCATCATCTGATATACTCATTTTTGGTTCACGAATCTATCCTTTGTTATTAATGCCAGACCACTTCAGGACGGTTATAAACTCGTCCTGAAGTGTCCAGACAGATGCTTCATAATTACGTTTACTTAACTAGATTAGCATTGTCCTTCCTCCTTTTATCTCAAATTATAAATATAAATTCTAATAATCAAGTACAACATTAGTAAGAGTCTAACTAAAATTATGCTTAATATAATGTGAGTAATGACGCCGATCGGGATCGTTATAAAAATGATCTACTTGATTTATAGTATTAAAATAATTACGATCAGTAACATATAATCTATTAGATTGTAACATATCACCTGCATCCTCCGAAAGAGATGCTGAAGGTTCCACGCCGCCCTTTAAAAGTAAAAACTTACTAGCAGAATATCCAGGATTTACTCCTTTATATACAACGCTAGCTTCTCCAGAACGACTATCAAAAGAAAAAGTCGCTGAAAAAGTTGATTTATAAAATACTTTTGATTTTAAATTATATGCAAATTCAGAGAATGACCTATCAGATAAATTTTTACTAGAAGATGCTATAAAGGCTGTAATCATTTGTAAAGCGCACCAACGTACATATGGATGTATTACAGCCGCGCGCAACGTTTTTTCAAAATCTACCCAACTACTAGTATTACGTTCAGCGACAAATAAATCTAATATATGATTATAACTAGTAAACAAGAAAGGTGCCGTTACTCTAAATACTAAATTATCAGTCTCATCTTCTCCATCGCCAACAACCGTAATTGTATTATAATATACATCTCCCGTGTGAGCATATCTATTTTTTGGTTCCACTAAATATTCACCACTAAACTGAGGCATTAAAGTAAATGTTATTTTTAAAGGTGCTGGAGCAGTACCAGAATAATAGAAATATAATGGTGTATCATATGGCCATATACTCGCGCCCGTATCAGATACAACCGCGCCTGCAATCCGTCCATAAGCTGTACTACTAGGAATTACCATATTACCACCATTTTCATTAACAATTTTATAATAAAATGGTTTACCCTCGTTAAATTCTTCGTCTACTCCGATCCATAAAGTATCACCCAAAGATAAATTACTATTATAAGTTGTTCCAGTATCTGGAGCAATTATAGCTCCTATCCCTGTGGAAGATATTGGTTCGTTCGGAGCAAGACAAAATCTAAATGGAGAAATAGAAGTTCCCTGATAAGTAGTTCCAGTACTATATTCAGCTATGTTAGTTGGATAATGATAGTATTGCTATTCTGTCTTAGCCACTATACCATTTCCTAATAACATATCGCATGTAATCATACTGCCTAAAGGTACGCCATCTTCATATACAATTTTTAATGCATCTTTACCGGCAGCACTTAAAATATTAACAGTATTGCCATTAGCATCAATAAATTCATCAGCAAAATAACTAATACCCAATCCTTCATGACGCACTCCTAATAAATTATTTTTAGCATACCAAAAAGGATCGTCCATAATAAGTTTTAAAGAAATATGCCCGCGATATACAGTAGTGCTTGTGGTATATGACCATTGACTACTACTCCCAAATTGTAAGGTAATTGGTTTCTCAAATACTGATAAAGATAAGTTTGGCGGTTCAGATACTCGCGCTAAAATTGCACGATTTGGATGCTCTGCTAAAATTAATTCTTTCGGACGCCCAGGCTAAAACCAATTTAAAAAAGTTTCTAACTCACGCTAATCAATCGCGTCAGTGGCTAAATCAAATTCCAATTCATTAGCCTTAAAATGAGTACTCCAATACATCTATCCATCTAATACATCACTATCAGTAGTGATATCATTAAATGCAGCATAGCCACCACGCTCAATTCCATCGCCCTTAGCTACTGCTATTAATCCAAAATCTTCAATCCATTTTCCTCCATAAGAAAAACTAATAAAAGAACGCTTCATGAAGGGGAGCCGAAGCTCCCCTCCATGAGTTGCCATATAAACCTAAGTACGATTAGAAGAGGGAGATTCTACCTCCACTCCTTGTAAAGTTAATGCCATATAAGTTCTCCCTCCTTAATTAAATACTAATTGTTTGTCTTTTTGATGCTTCACGCCAGGTTTTATCTTTGCTTGAAGTAGCTGTACCGCCACCTTCATCAAATTTTATTTCTGGAATTGCATCAACTATCTTAGTTATTCCACTATTTAAGTCTCCATTGATCTTCTCAACTGCGGTAAGTTGTTTTTCTAGAATACTAGAAATTCCTGTAATACTAGTAGGAAGTCCAAGACTATTATAAGCGTCAGTTAGCTTTGTTAATAACTCATCTCGTAATATCCTAGCCACATC